CGCGGAGGAGCTGCTAACCGACACATGCACAATCCAGCAAGTGACGCGCACGGCGGACAGCATCGGTGGGTGGTCAGAGTCGTGGACCAATCGCGGCACAGGCATTGCGTGTCGGATGGCGCAGCACACCACGCGGTCAGAGCGTGACACGATGGGCGCTGGCAGGCTGCAAGAGTCGCAGTACTGGACGCTATCGCTAGCGCACTCGCAGACGATTGCCGTCACGGACCGCGTGGTGGTTGACAGCGAGACCTACGAGGTTGTGGCGCTCAACGATGATGATACCGAGCGCGTCCTAACGCGCGCCACGTTGCGGAGAGCGGACTAGTGGCAGATAGCATCAAGGTCACGGTAGACAAGCGCAAGCTTGAAGAGCTGATACGGGATTGCGACGGCAAGCCCACGCGCATCCTGCACGACGGCGTTCACTATGGCATCTATCAGGAGTTCGGTACCAGCCGGGGCGTGCCGCCGCATCCGTTTATGACGCCAGCCCTAGAGCAGGTCCGAGAGCCGTTCAAACAGGGGCTACGGCAGATTGCCAACCTGCGGCAAGGCGAAGCGTTTGTAGAAAAGCTGGCGCGTGATGCGGAGCGCATTGCCAAAACCAACGCGCCGTATGACACAGGTGCCTTGCGCAACAGCATCAAGGTCTCCAAGCCGAAGGAGTTCCTGGGCCTCGATGAATAGCCTAGAGGAAGCAATTTACACGACGCTGACGGGCGGCACGGCGCTAGTCGCCAAGCTGAACGGCACGGCCATCTATAACACGTTGGCACCGCAGGAGACGGCGTTGCCCTACGTGGTATTCAACAAGGGCGCTGGCACTGAGGCCAACAGCAGCCCAAGGCGGGCGCAGGACTATGTGTACACCGTCAAGGCGGTCAGCACAACGCATAAGGAGGCGGGAGAGATTGACGATTTGGTAGACGACCTCATGCACGACGGCACGCTAACCGTGACGGGTTGGAACGACTATTGGTGCCGTCGTGAGAGCGACGTGGCCTACGCGGAGCCCGCAGGTGACGGCAAACTTGTCTGGCACCAGGGCGCTCAGTACCGTATCAGACTGGCAGAGTAAGGAGACACATGGCAGCGGCTAACAGAATCACGGGCAAAGATCTCTACGTCGCTTATGGCGGCACTAACGTCTCGGGCGACTATACGAGCGTGAGCTTTTCGCAAGAGGAAGACACCGCAGACGTGACGGCTGGCAGCGAGGAAGCCCACTACTATATCCCAATGCGCGAAGACGCGACAATGGACTTCGAAGGGTTCTATGACGGCTCGGCACAGACCGTTTGGGACGCTCTCGCGCCAGGTGGCACGGGCACGCTAGAGATTGCGCCTAAGGGCACGACCTCGACGTACCATCGGCTGTACTGGGCGCGGGCTATCTGCACGCGACGCGAGCTTGATGCGCCTTTCGACAACGGCGTGAGGATTCGCGCAAGCTTCCAGGCCAGCGGCACGCTCGTAAGCACGACATACGCATAGCGGTAGCGGAGGGGGCACAATGGCAGAGGTGATGGTCAATGGCAAGCGCGTGGTGCTGAAAGACGCGCTGCGCGGGCGTGATGGCTGGCGGGTGGTCGAGCTCTTCCAGGAGGCGCAAGCCAGGGCGGAGCTACGCGAGACCTACGAGGCCAACCGCGAGTTGGTGAGCCTGGTGGTCGAGTCGTGGGAGTTCGATGGCGACCCCGCCGACCCCGCCAGCTATGACGCCATGGACACGTTTCGGGAGTTCCAACCGCTCAACCGCATGGTAGCGGAGCACGTCATGAACATGCTGCCATCAAAAAACTGAGCAAGGCCACCTATCTATCGCTATCGTTTGGCGAGCAGACGCCATACGAGGCATTGCGCTGGATGGTGGCAGAGAGAATGGGCTGGACGTTGGACTATGTAGATTCGCTTGACACAACGGAGCTGCTAGAGGGCTTGCAAGTATGGCGCGGCCAGCGGATAGCTAGGGAGTAACACATGCCAGGCATGGAGATAGCTAGTCTATACGCTCGCATCGGCGCCGACCTAACGGGCCTGAATAGCGGGCTGCGAACGGCAGACAGGAAACTCAGCAGCTTTGGCGGCACGCTATCCAAAGTCGGCATGGGCATAACAGCCGCTATCACAGCTCCGCTTGTGGGCCTTGGAGCGAAGGCCGTACAGACGGCGGGCGAATTCGAGTCTGCCGTCAACCTTATGGGTATAGCGGCCAAGGGCGCTGGTGTGCCGCTAGAGAGTCTGCGAAAGGCCGCGCTCGCCGTTGGCGAAGACACGCAGCTTATTGGCATTGACGCCATGGAAGCGTCCGACGCTATCACGGTCCTGCTGAAGAGCGGCATGAGCGCCGCAGACGTGTTTGGCAACCTCCAAGGCTATCTGGCTGGCACAGCAGATTTGGGTGGCGCCTTGCGCGCCTCTGTGGACCTGGCCGCCGCCTCCAACCTGGAGTTTGCCCAGAGCGCTGATGCTATCAGCATTGCGCTTGCCACATTTGGCCGCCCTGCTACCGCTGCGACTGCGATTGCCAACAACTTTGTGGCCGCTGCCGACGCCTCGGTAGCTGAGGTCAATGACCTAACGGACGCCTTCACGACGTTTGGTCCCACGGCTAACCAGTTCGGCTGGGAGCTAGAGGACGTGAATACGGCGCTGGCATTGCTGTCGCAGCGCGGCATTCGCGGCTCTGAGGCCGGCACCGCACTCAAGTCCATGATGACGAACATGATGCGGCAGACTGGCGATACCGTGGGGACGCTCGAAAAACTCAACATTACCCTCTACGACCAAGAGGGCCAGATGCGCACCATGCCAGACATCTTGGGCCAGCTAGAGCGCGCATTGGCGGGCGTGAGCGAAGAGCAGCGCAACAACGCCATCCAGACCATCTTTGGTACCTACGGCATGAAGGCTGCCGCTGGATTGCTGGCAGAGGGCACCGACGGATGGCAGGAAATGGAAGGCGCCATTGGCGAAGCTGCCAGCGCCCAAGAGATTGCTCAGAAGCGCACCGAGGGCTTCCAGGGTGCTCTGGAGCAGCTAGAGGGCGCCATTCAGACGTTGATGATTGAGGCGGGCACGCCGCTCATCGAAAACGTGCTAACGCCCATGGTCAAGAACCTAACTGACCTCACCAATGCCATCAACGATTTGCCCGACTTTGCCAAGAGCAACCTCGGCAAGACGCTTGTGGGCATCGCCGCTGTTGGCCCTGGTCTTATGGTGGCTGGCGGGGCCATTCGCACGCTCGCAAGCCTGAAGATGCTGTTAGGCGGTGGGGCTGCCGCTGCTGGAGCCGGTGCCGCTGGCGCTGCGGGCGCTGGTGGGGCTGCCGCTGCTGGAGCCGGCGTCGTTGGCGGGCTAACGGTAGGTGGCTTCGCCGCCATCGTCGCTGGCACCGTACTGGCGGGCCTCGGCATCGGCTATGGCATCAAGGGGTTGGCAAGCGACAAGGGCAAGGAGTGGGCGGACACGGCTGAGGCGTTATCAGAGAGTCTAGACGAGCAAGGCTTAGAGGGTGCTGCCAAGGCCGTCGGCAAGGTTGCGGACGGTATAGGCTGGCTGCACGAGCGCTCCAATGAGTTCGTCGATTGGGTCATGGAAGAGGTCTATCGCGTTGGCAAGACGCAGACGGGCGGCACCGGGGCGCTAGGTATGGCGTGGGACGCTGGTGCGCCAGACATCATAGGCGCGATGCCAAACTGGGCCACGCTAAGGCCGCAGCCACAGATAGACCAGATTATCCTAGAGGCCCCCGCCGAGTGGCTCACCGCCCCGCATTTCGCGGCCTCCCTTGCCGATGCAACGCGGCGCGCGACCTCGATGCTAGACCCCGCCGACTCGTTGGCTGCCGAGTCTGCCTCCAAGCAGGGTGCGTTCTGGGCTGCCGAATTCCTACGAGGCGCGAGTCAGACGTTCAATGAGAACGTTATAACGACGCGGGACTATGGGCCGGGATATGGCACCGGCATCCTAATCGAAGCCCGCGCGCAGGGGGCACGCTAGATGTACTGGATAACGCAGTTTGGCACGCGATTGCTTCCCGCGCGGCAAGAGTCTCAGTCGGTTGGCGCGGGCCGCATCAACAACCACGGCATCCTCAACGTCGCAGGCGACTATATCTATGACACGCACGGCGACGAGCAGCTCAAGATGGGTTCGCGCGAGATTGTGGTGCGCGGCGTCCTATACAACGCCACATCCGCGACGCTGGAGAGCGACTATCAGGACTTGATGGCGCTGATAGGCGAGCGCGACCAGCTTTACCGCGTTTGGGATGATGGCGGGGCCACGCAAACCATCTATGCGCGATGCACGGCGGTGGAAGTCGACCGTGATATTCGCCACAAACAGCACCTCGACCTGACAATGCGGTTCCGCACCGCCGAGGGCGCGTGGTGTTCGGCATCTGCCAGCACCGAGTCTGGCACGTTCAACGCAGGCACCATCGGCGCTGGGACGTGGCAAGGGACGCTAACCAACAGCGGCAACGCCATCCAGCGCGACGTGACGCTAGACGTGGTGGCGGGCACAGCCACGCTCAACTATGTCCAGCTATACAACAGCACCACGGGCCACGTCAGCAAGATTCAGGCTGGCACCGCCGTCGTCGGCACGTTGACGATTGACAGCGGCACGCTGGGCGTGAGCGCCGACGGCACGTCGCTTTACAGCAGCTTCAGCTATGAGAGCGAGCATGAGATAGACGACTGGATACGCCTCGCGCCCGGCGACAACGTTGTGCAGCTCTACCGCAACGGCGGCGGCACCGACACCAGCTTCACGTTTACGTGGTACGACGCCTGGGCATAGGGGGGTAGATGCGCTTCTGGGTTGACATCACGGATAGCGACGGCACGGCATACGGCGCTGGCCCTGTCTGGACAGCCACGCGCTGGACCAACACCGCGCGCATGGACCGCGCTGGCACGTTCGCATTCGAGATGCCAGCGAGTGACCCGCG